TACCGTGACGGTTCCGACTGCCCATTCCGTACCGGAAAGCGCATAAGCCATAGCGACTTCCGGATATTCAGCTTCAAAGGTCTTTTCGTACTTCAGCACGGAAAAGGTCAAGTCATAAAACTCTGCTTCGGCATAAACCACTGTGACGGAGTTTCCATCCATATCTTTGGAATCCTTGACCGTTCGCACTTTGTAAACATCATCTACGATCTGTATTTTTTTCTCGCTGTCGATGTATACGCGCTTGCTGTCCTTGTACGGAATTTTGAAGGTTAGTGTATCTTCGCCGTTGATCTCGCCGGTAACGATGATGTCGTAGGCATTTTCCAGCAATGCTTCCCAAGCGCCGGTACTATCCAGCACGACGGGACGAGAGTATCCGATTCTTTCGTATGGGGAACGTGGAATATCATACAGACGTATATCAACGACCTTAGGAGTCATGCTCGTATTGCTGGTGGTCAGTGTTACTCGAAAACGAATATAGTTCCGATTCGGTGAAGCCACTTTCCCCTCAGAGGATACGAATATCCAATCACTCCATGTGATGAGATCATTGCTGGTGGAGGTTTCCACGAGCGTGATAGCTGTAGATCCTGTGATATATTCGCTTGTTACCGATACGCGGCCACTTCCTGATAGGTTGCACTCTGTGGCTGCTGTGGTGAGAATTCCTTCAGAAGGATAAACCCCACCGGAAGCGCGGAGGATGACCGCGTTTTCCTCTGTCAGGCCATCAACGTTTTCAGCAGTATTTCCTGCGTTTGCGCAGATTGAAGATAAAAAGTAATTAGCAAGATCTCCCTTTGTAAGCGCAGAATCACAGTCCAGAAACCAGTCGTCGAAGCCTCCCGCATACCAGTAGGAATTGTTTAACATTCCCCAGATAAGGTCTGCAGTGCAGGAGCGGTTCAGTGTGCCGTCTATTGTCAAATCAGATGAAGCCCATACTGCACCGGCCGTTTTATCTCCGACCACATACCATGCCTTGTGATTATTGGGTTCGATCACAGCTGCAATAAAGTACCACTTCGCATTCTCCAATGTGAATGATGGCGTGACCGTAGTATCCAGAATCAGTGAGCCGGTAGAATCATACAGCATCAGTCTTGGCTTCCCGCGGAAAAGCGATAAATAAAAGATGGGGTTGCCTGTGCCACCTCGCGTGGAAAGGAGCGGTGTATAAGTGTTTCCCACAGAATAGATTGTTGGCCTAATCCATCCTCCGACAATGATACGTTCACCAATATTGGAGAAAATACTGCCGTCGTTCGTTACCCGCAGATAGGTCTGCTCGGAAGATGGATTGTTGATGTTCATCCGGAAGTAGGTGCCGAAGATGCCATCCGTCAGGGATGCCGTCGTTCCGCTCCAGTTGTTGATATATGCTTTTCTGTCATTCCCTGATGAATCAGCAAGGCAGGTGTCGGCATCTGGCGCGGCTTCATTAAAACGCCAGAGTCCACTCTTTGCATGATCTGTGGGAAATTCGCCAGTGAAGGCCGTCTGGGTATTCAGTATTGTTTTTAATGACATTTACCATTACCTCCATCTGCTTTTAGCCTGTATTTCAAGGTTTGTAAAAGTGGCGTTGTTAGTGGTTACAGCGACCGTATTGTTTCCGACGTTTAGTGTCGGAAAATTTAGTTCTTCCAGATATGGCAGCCCGTTTCGTAGCACACCACCGTTTTCGTCTTCTACATAGGCGGTCATCATTTCTGTATCTACTACCAGCGTTTCGCCGGAAGCTAAAGAAGCATTCAATATTTTCAGCTCGGAGCTGTTTGTCGTGATGGCGATATAGTTGCTGGCAGAGGGGGTAATCACACCTTCAATTCGATATATGGGATTGGAGGCTATATTTCCTTTTGAGCGCCTGACTGTATGAGGACCGGTAGTCGAAATTGTATAGGTCTCATCCGCCACCGCATAGGCAAAGGGATCTGGGCAGAAGAATTTCAGATCAAAGCTGCCAGCCGAGCAGACCAGCAGCCTTTCACAATCGATTTTTTCGCGAAGCCTTGCCATAAAATACCTATCCGGTACATCATCAAATATCAGCTGTTTAAGGCCGTTCGTGGGATCAAGCCATTCAGCAAGGTTGTCCAGTATCGATACCAGTGAAGAAAAAGATTTCTTTGGAGGAATACCGCACGAAACAGTAATCTCCCTGCAATCGAAATCTGTACCAAAGTCTGCGACACCACTTCTGCCGGGAATCGCAGCAGTATAATTACGAAGGCTCCCGCAGACCTGCCAAGAGGTGAGTCTTGCACGGATTCCCATATCAGACGAGTTTGTATCGTTATATAAAAATCCCATTGGCTCACCTCCTTATGCGGTAGAAAACCGGCCCTGTGCACGAGAACCGGTCTGAATCAGGTTGTATAGTTCTTGCGATATCTTGCGGATATCATCTTCGCTTCGGACAATCATCTGCTGGATAGTAACGAGAGAACCGGAACGCCCGGAAGTAGCAGCGGCATTGGTAATAGCCGAACCCACATTGCTGTCAACAGAAAAACTGGTCGGGAGAGCTGATCCCATATCCGAAGCAAGGTCAGACATCACTCCGTTGATATCATCTGCCATCGACTCGGCAGCCGCGACAGCCTCATCACCGTTGGAATCAATGGATCCAGCGAGACCTTGTACGAGCATTTCGCCGATCCACGCCATTTCTTTAGAGGGAGAGCTGATACCGAAGAAGTTCTTGATGCCGTTCCAAATACCGGAGATCCATCCGGTAACTTTATCCCACAGCCATGATGCAAGCTGTGTGATACCTTGCCAGAGGCCCTTTACAATATTGCCGCCGATCTCGATGATTCTGCCCATGCCGTTGGCAAAGGCAGAGACGATACCGGAAATGATTTGTGGTACCGCTTTTACAATTTCTACGATAATGGTTGGCAGGTTTTTAATCAGCGCCACAAAAAGCTGCACACCGGCCATAATGATCTTGTCGATATTCCCGATGAGGGCATTCACGATGCTTGAAATAATCTGAGGGATCGCATTTACAATCGTAGTGATGATCGTTGGCAGGTTTTGAATGAGTGCCACCAGCAGATCTACGCCAGCCTGAATGAGCTGAGGAATGCTACCAAGAATCGCGTTCAGAAGCCCGTCAATGATTTGCGGTATAGCAGCTACAATCGCTGTGATAATTTCAGGAAGAGCCGATACCAGCGATGTAAGCAGTTGAATTCCAGCGTCAATGATCTGCGGAATTGCACCAATCAGGAAGCCTACGATACCAGTGATTATTGCGGGCAGGGCTTCAATCAAAACAGGAATTGCATCCAAAATTCCCTGCGCCAGTCCCATGATCAGCTGTAGCGCCGCATCCAATATAAGCGGCAGGTTATCAATCAGGGTTTGCACGATCTGGGTAACCACAGCAACAATCTGAGGAATGAGCGTCGGAATAGCCTGCGCTATGCCCGTTATCAATGAAACGATGACCTGAATTCCAGCTTCTACGATCTGTGGCAGGAGTTCTACAAGTGCACCGACGATTTCCGTAATCACCTTAAGGATGACCGGCATCAGTGTTGGAATTGCATCGATGATACCGGTTGCCAAGGCATGAATAATGGAAGGGGCACTTTCCAGAATGGCTGCCGCAATTGTGCTGATCAGGGAAACCACCTGTGGAATCATGCTGCTTATTATTTCTATTACACTCGTTACGCCGTTCGTGATTTCTTCACCGGCTTCTTTATTTCCGGCTATAAGGTCAGAAAGCCCATCCATTATCTGCGTAATGCCCGGAAGAAGCTCACCGATCATGCGGTTTTTCAGACCGGACATTGTGCCTTTCAACTTGGTAAGGCTGTCTTCAAAAGCGGCTGATGCGGCAACAGCTTCATTGCTCATGACCATGCCATAGTCCAGAGCTTCCTTTTTCAATGCTTCTGTTTCTTCAGCGGTCATATTAAGAATAGCGGCCATGTCTGTTGCAGACTTTCCGAGAAGGTCGGTTGCCGCAGAGGTGCGGGCAGCTCCAGAACCCATATCCTGCAGGGCTGCAATAACAATGGATAGCTGCTCGTCCTGACTTTTTCCATTTAGATCATCAATAGAAAGGCCGACTGCCGATAATTTCTCGGCAGCAGAAGATGAACCGTTTGCTGCATCTGTAATGACACTGGAGAGTGTTTTCATGCCCGTCTGCAGATTGTTGACGTCAGTACCGCAGCGCTGAAATACATAGTCCCATTTTTGATAGGATTCTGCGCTGATGCCAATTTTCTGCGACATCTTGTCAATTTCATCGCCAGTCTCTGCAACGTCATTTGCCATATCCCAGAGTGCTTTTCCGGCAGCAATGGCAGCAGCTCCGATAGCAGCCACAGCTGCGGCCATTGCCTTACCAACAGTCTTTGCAATTTCACCGAGCTTTTTGAAGCTGCTACCGGCGTCCTTACTTTGCTCACCGGCCTTATCCACTTCCTTAGCAAACTCACCGGCTTCGTCGCCAGCTTCGTTAAAGCCGTTTTCTGCCTCATTGAGCGCTTTATTGTTGTCCTCCAGCTCTCGCTCTATATCGTTCAGAGCTGCCTCGGCATTATTTAGCTGTATCTGCCAGTTTTGTGTACGCTTATCATTTTCACCGAAGGAGGTAGCAGCATTATCAAGAGCCGATTTTAAA